GATGTGGTCGGCTTCAAAGCGTGGAACGCGCTCCTGACGAATGACGAGATCGCGCTAGAAGCGCAGCAGTTCGCGCCGGTTCGCACGACCAACCTCGCGCATTACTCGCCGCTGCATCAGCATACGGACCTGAGTGACGCGACGGCTGGCGGAAGCTGGACGAACAACGGCGCGACACTTTCGACGGTAACCGGCCCGGATATTCCGGAGGAGTGGACCGGGCCGACGATTGCGACAAGCAACACGACTGCTGCCACGTCGTCGAGCGGCGGTCTGTCGATCAACATGCCGTCGGGGATCGCTGCCGGCGATCTGCTGCTGGCGTTTGCCAGCAATGACACCGCTGTAGGGTGGACGAGCGGCTGGACCACGATTGACGACGGGGCGAACAGTACCGTCGTGCAGGGTGCGGTTTTCGCGAAGATCGCCGCCGGTGGCGACACGCTGACGATCACCGGAGAAGCGAACGACATCGCGGTCGTGACGGTGCGCGTCGTGAATCACGGCGTGACGAACGTCTCGACGGACATTACGCTCGGCTCGGCGGCGACCGGGACTGACTCAGCTCCGAACGCGCCGAACTGCAATCCCGGCACCAGCGCGGCGCGGCTGTGGCTGAGCTACTTCGCCGCCGACGACGACGACAACACAACGTACTGGTGGCCGGTCGAGGCCGCGCCGGTGTCTCAGACCAAATCGACCACGGGCACGTCATCGTGCATGGTCGGCGTGGCGCAGCGCTGGCTCACGGCGTCGAGCTACAACCCGTCGACCTTTTTGATGGCGGCGAGCGAGGAATGGCGGGCGCAGACGCTCGGGATTCCGCCGGCAGCAACAACGGCCGCGCTGACCGGAAGCGCTGCGACATCGGGTGCCGGCACGCTCGGCGTATCGAGCACGACGGCGGTTACCGGGTCTGCCGCTACTGCCAGCGCCGGGACGCTGACCCCGACCACAGCGGCCGCTCTCGTCGGCTCCGCAGCCACCGCCAGCGCCGGCACGCTGACTCCGGACGTATCGTATTCGGCCGCGCTGACTGGCGAGGCAGTGACGGCCAGTGCCGGCACGCTCGTTCCGGTTATCGCTCAGGCACTCGCCGGCAGCGAAGTCGCAGCAAGTGCAGGGACACTGACGCCGGTTGCTGAGTACAGCGCGTCGCTGACTGGCGAGTCGATCACGGTTTCGGCCGGCACGCCGTCACCAGAGGCCACTGCGGTGCTGGCCGGCGAGGCCGCGACAGTCAGTGCAGGGACGCTAGCGCCGGTCGTGACGGCAGCGGCCAGCGGCGCAGAGGTTGCCGCATCTGCCGGCACTGTCGGCGTGGTCGTGGAAGTGGCCGCGAGCGGGGCTGAGGTCACGACCGCTGCCGGCACGCTGACGCCTGAGACCGAAGCGGACATTACGGTTGCACTCACTGGGTCGGAAGTGACTGCGAACGCAGGCACGTTGTCGGCTACGGCGGTGCTGGGCCTGACAGGATCAGAGGTCGCGGCGAGCGCCGGGACGATCGGCGGGTACGTCGATCTTGGACTGACCGGGATCGCGGTGTCATGCGTGCCTGGCACTGTCGTCGCGGTCGAAGGGACGTTTGTCGCGCTGACGGGAAGCGCAGCGGTCGCGCATGCGGGCAGTTTGACCGCGCACATCTACGCCGGGTTCGGTCGCAGGAGTGCTCAAGCCGACCACTCAGTCAGATCGAATGCACAGGCTGCGGAGCGTACGAATTCACAGCGCGCAGCACGCATGAATGAGCAGCGCGCGATCAGGTCGAACACACAGTCGGCGAGCAGGAGAAACTGATGGGCCTGAAGATCATCACCGCGCCGACTGTTGAACCGGTGTCCGTCGCCGAGGCGAAGCTGCACTTGAAGGTCGACATCAGCGACGATGATGCGCTGATCGGCGCGCTGATCACTGCCGCGCGCGAGGAGTGCGAGCACCTGACGGATCGTGCGATTGCGGAGCAAACGCTCGAACTGTCACTGGACGCATTCCCTGCCGCCGGCATCAAATTGCCGCGGCCGCCGGTGTCGGCGATCACGTCGGTCGAATACATCGACACTGACGGAGTGACGCAGGCGCTGTCCGGCCCTGACTACTATTTCGACGACGCGCAAGAGCCGTGCTGGATACTGCCGGCCTACGGCGAGGATTGGCCGAGCACGAGGGACGATGCCAACGCCGTCATCGTGACCTATGATGCCGGCTACGCGAACTGTCCCGAGGCGCTGCGGGCGTGGATTCTGCTGCGGGTCGGGACGCTCTACACGACCCGCATGGCCGACAGCGACAAGCCGGTGATGCCGAGTCCGTTTGTCGACAGGATCATCGATCGCTACCGGGTGATGGGTGTCTGATGGATCCCGGCCGGATGAATCGCCGCATCGTGATCCGCGAGAAGTCGGTCACGCGCGACGCATACGGTGCCGAGGTCATCACATGGGGCACGGTCGCGACGGTGTGGGCTGCCGTCCTGCCGGTGCGGGGCCGAGAGTACGTCGCGATGCGCGAGGCTCAAGCCGACATCACGACGCGCTTCCTGATCCGCTACCGCGCCGGGATCACGCCGGCCATGCAGATCCAGTTCGACGGGACCGATTATGGGATCGTCGAGGTCATCAATCCGGGAGATGCTCGGGAGACGCTCGAGCTGATGGCGCGTGCGGAGGCGCCCGCATCGTGACCGTGGATGTGAAAGTCGATCTACCTGACTTCCGGCGGCAGATGGCCGAGGTCGGCAAACGCATGAGCACGCGAGTGACGCGCAATGCGGTGCGCGCTGCCGCGTCGGTGTCCCGGCGGTTCGCGCGCGACAAGGCGCCGGTGCTGAAGCCCGGCAAGTTCAATAAGCACCGTGTGCCGGGTGCGCTCAAGCGCAACATCGACATCCGGCGAGGCCGAAGTCGCGACCGCGACGTGATCGGCCTGAACGTCGGGGTGCGCGTTGGCAAGAGCACCAAGGGCCGGGGCGTGCCGTTCTATTGGCGCTGGCTGGAAGGCGGCTGGATTCCGCGAGGCAGGGGTCAGGCGCTGCGCGGCGGCAATCGCTCGAAAGCGCTACAGCGCCGCCGGCTGCTGACAGGTGGCGCGAAGCGTCGTCAGTACCCGTTCCTCGCGCCAGCGTTCGCCGCTGGCCAAGGCGAAGCGTTGCAAGCGTTCAACGACCGTATGAATCGCGAGTTCGGGCCAGCGATGCGAGACATCAAGTGAGCGCCGAAACCGTCCTGTACTCGACCCTGAGCGGCGCCGCCGGGGTAACGGCACTCGTCAGCACGCGCATCTATCCGGATGTCGCGCCGCAAGAGGGCTTGCTACCTGCGATCACGTTCGAGCGCACCGGGACCGAGTATCACAACACGATCCACGGCACCGTGATCGCAACGGTCGCCGCAATGGACGTCTGGTGCATGGGCGCGACGCGCGCGAGTGCCGAGGCCGTCTGTGATGCGGCGGCGACAGCAGTTCGTGCCGCAGGGTTCCTGACCACCGGCAGACGCGCCGAGTTCGACCCCGAGTCGGATCTGTGGGCCGCAGTGCTCTCGATCGATCACTGGGCGACATGACCGCCTGACCTTGCATTGACCGGCCGCCACTGAGCGGCCGTTTTTGTTTCAGCAACCGGGCCGCCACTGATCGGCCCTTTTCTTTGGAGCCTCACCATCATGGCAAACGTCTCGTTGTGGACGAACGTCGACGTGGACGTTCAGAGTGCGCTCGTAGCCGCGCAAACCATCACCGGCATCACCAAGGCCGACCCGGCGGTCGTGACGTTCTCTACTGGCACTCTGCCCTCGAACGGGGCATATGTCGTGCTCGATGTCACCGGCATGACCCAGGTCGACGGCCGCGTGTTCCGCGTCGCCAGCGGGTCGGGATCCACCTTCGCGCTCGAAGGCCTGGACTCGACCGCGTTCGGGACGTTCGTCAGCGGCACCTTCCAGGTGATCACGTTCGGCACGGCGCTGTCGACGGCCACTGGCCTGCAAGGCTCGGGCGGCGACTTCGAGTTCGTGGACATCACCACGATCCACGATTCGATCCGCAAGCAGATGCCGGGGGTCGCCAGTCCCGCGACGTACACGTTCGAGAGCATCTGGGACGTGGCGGACGCCGGCCTGATCGCGCTGAACGAGGCGTCGGAGAACCAGACGCTGCTGGCGGTGCGGTTCACCTTCGCCAACGGCCAGAAAGTGCTGTTCACCGGCTACGTCGGCGCGACGCTGCTCCCCGTGGGCAACGCGCTCGACAAGGTGACGACCTCGGTGGTCGTGACGATGTTCGGCCGTC